CAATTATACCATCCGTTTCTTCATAATCTAAAGCTTCAAGTAAGGTCTCCTCCTCAACAACTTGAGGAGTTTCTACCTTTTTAATTTCAAAATCAGTAAAAGATTTCATTGATTATCAATTTGCTCTTCATCTAATTCATATTCTTCAAATTTTCCACCTTTTGCTTTTAATTTACTATGAGCTTTTTGTAGATGGGCTACTTTCTTTTGTTTTTCCGCTGGACTCATTGTAGCTGCATTTTGTTTGAATTTACTAACACCTTTATGGAGATAAGAATTCAAAGCATGAGTAGACAATTCATCCAATTGCTCTTCATTCAGTTCATCATCATATTCATTATATTCGTCTTCTATTTCAGGTACTTCAATTTCAATTTCTTCTTTAGAAATTAAGTTCTGAGCAATTTCTCTTTTCTTGTCTTCTAGGTGAGCAGTAATTCTATCGTGAATGTTAGCATATAACGCATCACGCATTGCTTTGCCGTCATCTTCGTAAGCAAAATCTATAATATTTCTTGTTGAGTATTCTGACATTTTGTATCTCCAAAGTTAATGGTAATATTTATTTAGTTTATTCTCTATCGTCTGGATGAGTTGGTTGCTGCGGAACATTACTCATCATCATTTGTTGAGCCACATCAGTAGTTACACCAACTGGTAAACCTAGACCTGCTTCTTTTTCTTCATCAATTTCCGTTTGCATTTCTTTGATTTCATCATCAGTCAATCTCAATACATTACGTTGAATCCATGCTTGAGAGAAGTAACGGCCCGTATATGGGTCTACACTTCCTAATAATTCTAAACGTTCTCTCATCAACTCAGCTTCTTTGAGTTCAGAGAAGTTATTATCTTTAATAAAATTATAGTGGATGTATTCTCTAAAATCCATCCATTCTTCATTGGTACAAATGCCTTTAAGGACACATTGTACACGTAATGCTTGGTCAAATAAATCCGAAAACTTGGAACGCATACGATCCACAAATTTGGCAAACTTAAGTTCGTCACGGGTGATTTCGTTTGTACGACCTAAAGAGAAGCCAGATTGTTCTGGATTCAATCTGGAAACAGGAACGTTCAATGCTTTATACAGTTTTTTCTCAAAGTACTTAACGTCTTCCAACTCACCTAAGTTCTGTCCACCTGGTAATGTAGTAATTTCTGTACCTTTGCCACCTTCTCTACGTGGCAACCAAAAGTCTTCCATCATAGACAAGAACTTACGGTCATCACGGACTTCACCAGTATTGGCATCATATACAAGTTTGTTCTTGTATTTTACCATAATATCACGTAGGTATTGTTCTGCCTTTAATTTAGGTAAGTTACCAACGTCAATGTAGAAAATTCTACGTTCTGGTGCACGAGAGATACGATAGATAACTGTCGCATCTTCAATCATGCGTAACTGGTTTAGTGGTTTGATTGCCTTGTGAAGATACGACAGAACAACTGCTCTACGAGAGTCCATAAGACCAGAAACAACAGAGATAATAGAGTCAGTCGTAATACGAACACCAACAGGCCCAAAACTAGAAGAAGAACCATTAGTAACTTTATCGTTGTAAATGTAATATTCGTTAATCACATTCATAATATCTACACCAGTACGTTCATCTTTTTTCTTTTTGACTTCTCGTACTTTACGTAGTTTACGTGGATCAATATATCTTAATTCTTTGATACCTGCTGTTGGATTTTCACGGTCAATAATAATATGATAGTGCATTCTACCATCAATATAGTATCTACGGAAAATATCTTGTGAAAGGTTGCTATAGTTCAATAGTTTCAATATAAGGTGAAACTCATTCTTGATAGCAGTTTTAATTTTATCTGGTTGTTTTAAATCGTCTAGAACCAATTTAATGTTTTGACCATCATCATCTTGGCAAATGGCTTCATTAACAATATCATCAACGGCTGCTTCAATTTCTGGTTGCATTGCCATTTCACGATAACGAGAGATAAGTTCTACTTCGTTTTTTGCTGTACCGTCCAAATCCACATACGTACCGTAATACGCAGCAGAAGTTATCGTTAACGCTCCATCGTCATTATTTGGCGGCGAAAACGATGGAGCGGTTTTAGCTTGTTCCTCGTCTTTATCACGAGAAATTGTAAAGCCAAAAAGCGAAAATTTATTTAATGGATTCATATTACCTTAACATCATATTAAAAAACACAAGAGAGAACCGCAAAAATCTCTCATCAAAATTAAGTTGTAGAATCTGCGTTTTCCCAGTATTGATAAGCAAACGTTACTTGATATTCTTCAATAGTATCATTTGTACCCCAATCTAATTCAATTGGAGAAATTTCTGTTGGAAACAAACCAACAAAATGATATTCTTGAATATCTGAACCATCTTTACCATATTGTATTACGTTTGCATCAGTTGAATAATTTAAATTATTTTGAGCAGCTGGGTTACGAACGTTTTGTGTGTGCGAGTTAATAGAATCTGACCAGCTTTCTAGTGCTGTTCTGATTAAGAAGTCCTCGTCATTAATGATAGTTAATGTCCAATCAGCAAATTTTCTATCACCAGCAAATTTTAATTCACGACCAAAGTAATTCATGGTAATAGTACCAATTGAAGAACCTGGTAGTTGTGCTGTTTTTGCCATGAATTGTGTCTTAGCGCCGGCAGCGCCGGCAGCAATTGCAAAAGACGGAAACACCAATTCTACGGAAAATAGATTTGGTCGTGCGCCGTCATTTAATAGGTTTGATCTAAACTCGTTTACATTGAATGCCATTATTTTCTCCTATTGATTATTTTTATTTATTAAACTGCACCAACAACTTCAGAGAAATTAACACCAGTTCCAACAGCAACAAAGTTTAGTTGGATGTAGTTAATTGAACGAGCTGGTTTAACAAAAATAGAACCAACAAATTGATTAGCGTCAACAACAGCTGAAGTATTGTTTGTAGAATCGCACACTACTTTAAAATCTGTAATACCACGGCGTCCTTGTACTTGACGTAAGAATGGAGTTACTAATGCAACAAATTGTGCTTGCGTAAATGAATCATTGAACTCAAACAACGAAAATTTGGCTGCTAAAGAAATAGATTTTTCTAAAGCAATAAACAATCTACGTACATTGATTCTATCAAATGCAGATGGTTTTGATTGTAAAGTTTTATCTCCGTACAGAACCGTACCGTTACCTGGGAATGTAACAACTGGATTCACACCTAATGGATAAATGATGTTACGTTGAGACAAGTTTGGATTCCATGCCAATTTAACCACGTTTTTGATATTACCGCGGTTAAATCCGGCAGGAGAATACCAATCATCACGAACCTCACTTGTATACACACATAGACCGGCAATATCACCGTTCAATGGTATCCAACGATAAGTGTTATTGTACTTGTCATACATATATTTCCAGCCAGAGTCAACAACAACATAAGATGATGAACGGGCTAGATTTGTTAACCAAGTTTGAATACCAGTTACCTCAGAACCAGCGTTGTTAACAACAGATGAGTATGGTGGAGATAAGAATAATAATGAATCGCCGGCACGACCTGTAGCACTTCCAGCTGATGTTGTAATATTATCGTTAATATATTGAGCTACTGTTACATCTGTACCAACACCAGGTTGACCGCCAGTTATAAACAATCCAACATCGATATTGTCAGCGTTGTTAAATAAACTGTAACCATTAATGTAATCTGAATCAGTTAAAGAAGCATCAGTTCCTCCAAGTAATGGATTAAAGTTGGCATATCCGCCACTATATGCTGTTGTAGAAATTCTATTAAATGTTGTACCGGTTGATGTTTTACCCCATGTGGTATTTGTGTTTGCATAGTCAACTGGATCCATTGCATAAACATAACGTGATTTATTTAAAATGACATTTTTGTAGTATGTAGAAGCACCGTTACCATCAATAGCATCCAATGCTTTTGACAAGAATGGATATGTTTCTAGAATTGTTCCTTTTGTACCGGTAATAAAACCTGTAGCATCTAAAACAACCATATGAAATTCATCATTGGCACCACCAGCATTTTGTACATATGTTGATGTTGATGGAGCTGAACTAAAATATCCAGATAAACCAATTGATTGTGTACCAATTGTAATAGTCCAATTAGAAAAGTTTGTTGCACTTGGGTTATCAAATACTGAAATAGCAATTGAATTTCCTTGTGCTCCAGCATAACGAGCTGCAAAAGGACCGTATGTGTTTGAATTATTAGTATGTAAATATTGTGTGTTATAAACAGTTTCGTTTGCAATTTGTGTGTTTGCATAACCTGAAGCTGTTGCATTATATGTGTTTGCATCAATAACACGAGTCATTCGTAAATTATTACCATATGCCAAGAAACTAGCAGCAGTAAAAAAATCTACATATGTATTGCTATTTGGTGCACCAAATCCGGATATCAAATCGGTCTCACTGGCCATCGGTACCACAATGTTTGCAGGACCCCAAATAAAATTACCGGCGAATGCGCCAATTGAGGTAGCTACTGTAGGTGCGATTGTTGTTAAATCAATCTCAGCTACTGATACTCCTGGAGATAACTGAATTGCCATTTTTTTCTCCTATTTAAAATATAATGTTCTTCTTGATAGTTATAATACCATAGAGATATTTATGAAAAGATACTTTTAGAGTTACCTAGCAATTTCTCTAAAGTATGCTGAATAAGTCTCTCTACCATCTGCTTTTTCCCATAAACCATCTTCCATAACCTCAAATGGATGATCCAATCCATCCTGAACCATTAGTTCTGGAGGAGTAATTTCATCTACCTGATTCATGTTTTCAAGTTGAAGTTGTTTTCTAAGGTCGTGCGTAACGATTTCTTTGAAATATTTTTGTGTAGTCAACCATGCAAACATAACAAGTGTCATTGCCAAGTCATCATTTGCGTCTTCATCTGCAGCAAATGAGTTTTTCTTGGCAACAAAAGTGGTTAGTTCCGAATATGTATTAAAATCTTGAACTATAAATTTATCAGTTTCAATGATTGCTCTAAGATTGGAACAACCAATTCTCTTAACCTGAGGCGACATTTTAAGACCCATTTGAATACCTCTGGCAAAACCGGCAGAAAGTTGTTGAGGTTTTTTGTTACCCGTAAAGACTTTCCATAAGTTTTCATATTCAAAATCTTGGTGTAAACTGACTGCCACTTGGTCTGTGTTATTAATTTCTACCAAAACATAGGCATCATTGTACATTTTTGCCGTGTTATAGATGACAGTTGGGAATAAAATAGGAGAAATTGATGACGAGTTGTATGCTGCCACTTGTTTGTATGGTGTCTGTGATATGTCAATAACCGAGAAGGCAGAACAGTCAAGTCCTTTACCCTCAGATACGTCAACACACAAACAGTAGATGTGGTCTTTGAGATTCTTTTCACCGTCTTCTTTAATAGGCTTTTCAAATACTCTAACCATATCGTGTTCAAACAACGCATCTTTGTACGCCATCTGTTGAAGTTTTTTACCGGAGATAAGTGTATTAGAAGAACCTAAGAACTCGGTTTCAAACTCCTGATTCCATTGTCTCTCTGAAGTGTTTTTAATTGTTTCTTCTTTGAACTTATCATCACGACCTGGAACTTGTGACCAATGAATCTCAAATGGTACATAATTGTTCTTTTTATTGACGGCATCCATCCATATTTTATAGAATAGATTCATGCCGTTTGGTGTAGACACCATTAGAATTTTAGTTTTTGTACCAGCGGTAATAACAGGATAAACGGATGTAAAAAAGTCGTAGGCAATATTAGAAGGAACGAAAGCAAACTCATCCAAGAATACAATGTTAAACGAACCAGAACGAGCAGCTGAACTTGATGTTGAATCAGCAATAATAACTGATTTGTTTTCTAATTCAATACGACCTTTGTTCCATTCTTCAACACCTTGTTGCAACCAGATTGGTAAGTTTTCGTAGGCCAGTTGGAGTTTGGATAAAATTTTACGTGCTGTGTCACCTCTATTGGCAAGAACAGCAATTGTTTGAGCATCTTTAAATAGAACAGTCCAAAGAAGATATGCAATGGCGGTGGTGGTATTGTGTGTAGGAATTAATGTGTTTCCTGCTAAAAATAAGTGATCCTTGTTATCAACTTGCAAACATCTTACCGGAACACTATCAATACTTTCTATTGAATCGAAATATAATCTTTTATTTTTTGGATGACTTTTACATTTTTGTAATATCTTTTTTCTCGGCAAATTAAACACCGAGATTTTGGTAGTAAAATTAACACAATAATATATTCTTCCATCTATTATTTTATTTAATTTGGTTGATTTTATTCCTAATGACGATAATAGATATCTAAAATCATCTATTAATTTTTCATTTTTTTGATAAAATTCACAACCACCATTTTGTTTTCTGATGGAACCATCTGTGTCCATTAACCCTCTTATTAATTCAATTCTTTGTTCTTTTGAAGAAAATAAGTAATCTTTAGGTATGTGTTTATTTTTTAATAATCCAGAAGATTTTAATTTTAAAAATAATTCTTCTATATTATTTAAAGAAACATTTTTATTCCTTTTATCAATATAAGTACTTTTTATATTAAATTTATTTTTATAAAAATTCAAATCGTCAACATGACAAGTAAATCTTCCATCGGATGCATTACCATCACCTAACCAAACACCTAAAGTATATGGGTCAATTTCTAAAGATTTTTCATCAAAATCAATTGATTCTGTAAAATTTATATAAGGTCTATTTGAATGATTTAAAAAAGGTATTAATTCTTTTGTTGTTAATGTTTTATTTTTTTTATTCCAATTTTGTGAATTAACTGTCCA